GAGGAAAAAGTAAATCTGCTGTAATTAATACACCTATGTCATCTATATTGATGGATAATAATTATTGTGTCAAATATACTCAACCTGAGATGAGATCGTGGGTACCCTGGCATACAGCTGCTAAAGATTTAGTAAGACCAATATGTACCTTGGATACATCAATCTTAAATCATTGTGTGTCAAGTTACATTTCAGATGTCATGAGTGAAATAAATCCGGATAATATTTCTGGTATGCTTATGCCTCTAGATAATTTTACTGCAATTAATGGTGCTCAAGTGGCGTATATAGATAAAATCAATAGGAATACTAGTGCCGGTAATCCTTGGAAAAAATCTAAGAAATATTTCATGGAATCTACTCCACCACAACATGGTATGTTAGACCCTGTGAAAGTTGACGATGAAATTATGAATAGAGTTGATGAAATCATTGCCACTTATTTGAGTGGTAGACAAGCTCATCCCAATTTTTGTGCCCACTTGAAGGATGAACCTGTAACTTTTAAAAAAGCTAAAATTGGAAAAACTCGTGTATTCACGGGAGCTACTTTTGATTGGACTATTGTTGTTCGTAAATTTTTATTATCTTTTGCTAGATTACAACAAAATGAGCGTTTTGCTTTTGAATCTGCACCAGGTACAGTTGCACAATCGCTTGAGTGGGAAGAACTTTATACGTATATTGTTAAACATGGTAAAGATCGAATTATAGCAGGAGATTATGTTGCATTTGATAAACGTATGAGTCCTAAAGAAATCTTAAGTGCTTTTGATATTATGATACATTTTTTAAAATTATCAGGCAATTATTCTGACAATGATATCACTGTTATTAGAGGTATAGCTGAGGATACTGCTTATGCTTGTGTAGATTTCAATGGTGATTTAATTCAATTATTGGGATCCAATCCTTCAGGACACCCTCTTACGGTAGTAATTAATGGTTTGGTCAATAGCTTACGTATGAGATATACTTTCTTTACTTTAAAACCAAAAAATTTTCAAGGTGGATTCAAAGAAAATGTCAATTTGATGACATATGGTGATGATAATATCATGTCAGTTCATAAAGATTGTGATTGGTTTAATCACACTGCAAT